TGGCAGCCAGCCGCTGGAAAGATTTGTTTTTCTTAGTAGCGTCATCTACCCATTCTAAATTATTATAAGGGTCCTCAGAAATTTTTTGAATCATTTTCCAATTATCATCTACCCATTGAACTCTCTTGTCAAAGGAATACTTATCCTGATCAAACAGGTTTGCTAAGTGTACCTTCAACCAATACCGTCCTTCTTTTGTTTGTTCCATGGGATTAGCAAACATGATAAGACCTTTATCAAAGTCACTGCCTTGACAGGAAAGTAATTCACATGTGCTGTATGCCCTACCCCTAAAGTCTAAGGTATATGGCATATAAAAGAATCTATATTCTGACATTTGTTTAGCCAGAGCTAATCGTACAAGCATAC